TAGTGATAGATGGTATCACGACGATAACACATACATAGCTGGTAATTTAGTTCTTAGTGGAACTGTTGATAGTGGACAAGGAGCAACTGAAGTTCATTTAATGAACCAAAATGTTCGTACAACTGATTCACCATCATTCAATAGAATAACATCAACTGTAGCAACTGGTACATCACCATTAGCAGTATCATCTACAACTTTAGTTAGTAACTTAAACTCTGATTATTTAGGTGGACAACAAAATTCATTATTCTTTAGAAATTTAAGTGGAGGTACTGGTACTAGTATTGATACTTATGTTGATAATGGATTTAGAACCTTAAGTTATACAGGATATAGTTCTGGATTGTGGTCTACTAATATGGGTGGTTCTACTGGAACAGTTCAAATGGAGTTTGAATATAATACTCCTGTTAGAGGATTCAAAATAAGAAATAGAACGGATAATACATCTTGGTCATCGGTTGGATGGGTAACTATGACAACTGCAAATCAAGGACATATTGCTGGAACAATTTGGCATAGTGCAAATGATGGAACTGGTACTGGATTGGATGCGGATTTATGGGACGGTTACCAATTCTCAGATTATTTAAACCAACCGGTTAGAACAACTGATAACGTAACACATAATAGACTAACATTAGGAGTTGCAACTGGTACATCTCCATTGGTAGTTTCATCAACTACATTAGTATCAAGCCTCAATTCAGATTTATTGGATGGGCAAGAAGGTACTTATTATGACCAAAGACAATATACAAGAGCAGATAACTATTTAGGTGGTTACTATGTGAGTGGTGGTAGTGAAAAACCAAACAACGCTATATTTGGAGCTGGTAAGTTTAAAGTAGCAATGCTATCCAGTGGTAATTTAGGATTTAGTGGTCCTTGGAGTGATGTGTTATGGACAAGTACATATAGTGGTGGTGATGTTAAGAGTAGTTTCGCTATTGTAAGTGACAAATACTCAGAAAATGTTTTCTTCGCAAAACAAGCATTTGATTCGGCAAATTGGGGAAGTGGTAGATTAGTTCTTACTGATTTCAATTCTCCATATGCATATTATATGAATCAGTATGTTCGTACAACCGATTCTCCTACTTTTAATGATTTAACAGTAACAGGTAGAGCTGTAATTGGTGGTAACTTTAGTAATCAGGCATATAGTTCAGTAGGTTCTACTAGATTACATTTTGGTGGTGGTGACTCTGATGCAAATAGCAATTACTACATCGGTACAAACTTAGAAAATTTTGGTGGTAACTATACTAAATTGGATTTAAGATGGCACACTGGTATTCGTATGGGTGCACAGCCTGGATATGGTGGTGTTCGTTTCTATAATAATGAAGATTTAGATGCAGTTATTTTATCAGTTGGTACTAGTGATGCAAACGTTAAAGTAACAAATAGCTTAATAGCTGGAAGTACTGGTACTCCTCAAGCTACTATACAAGCGGTTGGTAATTTAAGATGGTCTTCTGGTGGTAACTCATATTACACTTATAGTGATATGGATAGTGGAGGTCTTTATATAGAGACTGTAGATAATGGCACCAGCCGTGCAAAAATGAGATTCCAAACTAGACCTTCAAACTCTGGAGCATATACAACATATCAAATTGATTCTAATAATAACGCTCATTATTGGAGTATTAATGGAACAAATTATTTAACATTAGATACTGGTAATTTGAATGTAAATAATGCCGGTTTAATTGTAAATGGTTTAGCAAGATTCAATAGTAGTGGCGCTCCGTTTATGAGATGGCATAATACATCTGCATCTGGATATATGTTATTGGGAATGTATGATGATAATAGTACTCAAAGAGTTTGGTTTGGTATGGGTGGTAGAACACAATCTTTTGGTTCTTATGCAGCATATTCTACTGATGGATTATCTATGAATTTAGATGGAGCTGGCGCAATCAATATATCAAATAGAGGTTCATCAAAAAGAATCAATTTAAATACTGGTACTGAAGGTGCATCGAATTTTACTACATTAAGAATGGTAAATCAGGAAGTATATGTAACGCCTGATTCGGTAAATGGTAATTTACGTTCACCACTATATTATGTTTCGGATGATACAACTTATTTATGGAATAGTAATAGAATAGTAGTAAACCAAGTAACATTCCCTTATAGAGAATGGGATTATAGTTGGGGAGCTCATGGTACTGGTAGTGGTACTCAATCAATGTCCTTTAGAATGTGGGATAGTTACACTCAAAGTGGAGCACCTTCATCTTATGGTACATTAATTGAATATTATGGATTAGGTGGGCATCAACATGACCAATACTATTTCTATCAGGGTGAAATTCTTCATAGATACGGATGGTATGGTACTACGAACTGGCAAAGTGGGTGGAGAGCAATGTTGCATGCTGGAAACTATTCTGGATACGCAATTCCTATTAGTGGTGGTATAAATATGACTGGTTCTTATGGTTTAAATGACCAAAGATTATATCTAAGAACTAACGGAGATACCAATCACTTTATATGGAATGCGGATGATGATTGGGAAGAAATGAGATACTATTTTGGAACTGGATTTAGAGTTCAAAGTAGTAATGGTGTAACATCGGCAACATTTACAAATAGTGGTATTAACGCCGTTAATATGACCATTGGTGGCGCACAAGTTTGGTATAATAGTGGTGGTTGGTTAGGTGATTTAGCATCTTATGGATTTACTAGAGCTTGGGGACATGCTATGTCTGGGGGTTCTGAATTTGTAATCCTATATAAAGGTGGACAAGGATATACATTAGTTGATGGCTCTTATTACGCTTACGAAGCAGGTGGATTCTATTCATCAAATAACTCAGCAGGAAACACATTATTAGGATTTAATGCAGATAGTACATCTTCTGTTAGATTTAATTCGGCAGTTAGAATTGGTACAAACAATAACCTTTACTTAGATTACAACTACGGACAATCTGTTGTAGGTGTTTATACATCTACTAGATATCAGGGTGTATTTGCAATGAGTGATTCATATAAATTGGCAATTGATGGAAGTAGTCCTGGTAACTTATATGGTTTAGCTTGGTCACATCCAAACGCTGGAGGACAAGCTGGATTTTTAAATGACCACGGATTATTAGTAATGAACTATGGTACTACATTCGCAGCAATTTCTTCTAGAATTTGGGCAAGAGACCAAATGAACGCACCAATTTATTACGATAGAGATACTGGATATTATGGTGATTTTAATAGTGAGACCAACTGGCAAGGTTTGACCAATTATGGTAAAATGAGAATTGGTTTAACTGCAAAGGGTAACTTTAGAAGAAATGATTATACTGGAGATACTAACTATTGGGTAGGTTCAATGGGATGGGGTACAACGGACCTTATCTCTGTATTTACTTGGGGTAGTGGATTCTTTGATACATGGAGTAATCCGGCTAACCAACCTGCTGGTACATCTCACTGGACTGGAGTTCAGGCACTTCACTATGTAAGTTCATATAATAGTGGATATGGGTGGCAATTAGTTGGTGGACCTATTGAAGGTGCATGGTGGACATCTTATTGGAGTTCAAAGCGTGCTTGGTATAAGTTAGCAATGTACGGATTGAATGAAGTTGGTGTTGGTTCACTATATTCTACAATTATGTACGATGCCAATGACACATCTCGATATGTAGACCCTAATGGATATAGTTATTTTACAAACACTGGTTTAGTATTAGAAGTTGTAAAACTTGGAACAGGTCCTAATAGTAGAGCATTTATGGCAGCAAACAACCAGGGTGATAACTCTTGGGGTATTGTTGGTGAATTTAGAGTAAATGGTGGACCTGGAGGTGATAGACCTTCTATCTTATTCTCAAGCGGATTTAATAGTAATACATGGTCTTGTGGATATGGATATGCAGATGATTCTTATTTTAGAATCAATCACGACCACGGACATAGAAACCAAAGTTGGGGTACTACCGACTTCTATATTGATAGAGGTGGTAACTCATATTCAAATGGTAGTTCTAGAGCACCAATATTCTATGACCAAAACAATACGGCATATTATACTGACCCTACTGGATATTCTCAAATGAGTTCTGGTGAATTCAACAACTATATGAGAGCAGCTCGTATAGATTTCATTGGTACTGGTGGTAACTCTGGACAAGGTACAAATGCATACTCTATCTTCCAAGAAGGTGGTGGATGGGGTTATCCTTATCCGGATTTAAGAATTGCATATCATACTGGTATTAAATTGGGAGGAAATGCTGGTTCTTATGAAGGAACTAGAGTTTATTCTGATTACGATATGAGTGATTTGTGTATCCAATTGGCAGGTTCATCAAACTATTCATTTAAGTATAAATGGATGTGGACCAATGACACGGGATATTACGCCAGTCAAAACGGAGCTCACTGGTATCCAAACAACATCACATATGGTGCTTGGAGAATGAATGGTAATAGAAATGGATGGTATGGACACGTAATCGATTCAGCATATTTACCTCACTATATGTGGGAGAGTGGTAATGGTGGAATATATTTACAAGACGCTGGAAGATGGGTATTGTATCATTCGTTAGGAAATAACTGTACGGGATTTTGTACATCTTCAACATCTGGAGCATATGGTATATATGTAGCTAAAGGTATTTATTCTGAAGGTAATATAGTAGCTTATTCTGATAGACGAGCAAAAGAAAATATTATAACTGTTGATAATGCTTTAGATAAAGTATCACAAATGAGAGGTGTATTTTATAGTAGAATTAATGATGAAACCAAAAAAAGAAATATAGGGGTAATTGCACAAGAAGTAGAAAAAATATTACCTGAGGTAGTAACATACGCAGCTGATGTGGATGAGTATGGTGTTTCATATGGTAATTTTGCTGGTTTATTTATTGAAGCAATAAAAGAACAAAATGAAATTATAAAAAAACAATCAGCTGAAATTAAAGAATTGAAAGAAATTTTAAATAATTTAATACTTAATATTAAAGGATAATAATATGGCACTAATTAGAGATTACGAATTACCAGGAACTGGATTGACTGTACCAAATGCATATCACGTTGTTACAAATATAAAAGTTGAAAAAAGAATGGCAGATTTTAAGCCACCTGTTGACCTATCTAGACCCGATGGTTTAACGCCAATGAATAGAAGCGCAGGTACGGAAGTATATTGGTCTGCTGGATATACTGGAGAAGTGGCAGTAACTATTTGGGTAAATAAAGCTGCAAGGGATGCCAATGCAAACCCAATTGGATTTATAGGAACTAACCCATCTGATAATAAACATGGTGTTAGTATTGGTACTGCTGGTATGGACCATAAGTGCGTATTTTTTATAGACCAATCATCAACATTGGACCATATGGCACAAGCATATAGACATTTATTAACTACCGATTATTATAGTGGTTCATTGGAAGTTTAAAATCAATATATTTATATAATATAAAATAAAAAATTATGGGATTAACATACGATTGGAAATTAATAGGACTTAAAAAACAAAACACAGAAAATTTATCTGATGTAATTGTTGGTACTAATTGGAGATTAACAGGTACCGATGAAGATGGTAATAGCGGTATATTCAATGGAGCAACTCCTTTTGAAATACAAGACCTTAATGGTGATGGTTTTGTTGATTATAGAGATTTGACAGAAGAATTAGTATTGGGTTGGATACAAAACCATGTAAGTGGTTCATCTCCATCGAACTATATGAATCATATAAATCAACAAATACAAAAACAAATTAATACTGTAAAATTTGCAACAATAGATGTAAATGAAATTGATTTACCTTGGTCACCAACATCTGGTAGTGCTACACCAACCCCACCAGAGGTTGCACCAACAACTTAATAATATTTAAAGATTTTTATTGTAATATGTTCAAAGCACTTATTTATAAACAAATTTGTGTTTTGAACATTTTCTTTATATTTATATAGGTAATTACATGGGATTTTCTTAATTACAAACTTAAAATACAAATTGGAGAAATAAAATGGCAGAAAGAATCGTATCACCGGGAGTTTTCACAAGAGAAAATGACCTTTCATTCTTAGCACAAGGTGTAGGAGAAATCGGAGCAGCATTTATAGGACCTTTTAAGCAAGGACCTGCATTCGTACCTACTATTGTGAGAACCCAATCAGAGTTCGAAGATATCTTCGGTACTCCTGATGGAACTTATTATACTGAATATGCAGTACAAAACTATTTAAGAGAAGCTGGACAAGCAACAATCGTAAGAGTTGCTGGTATTGGTGGATATCAACAATTAGCACCTTTGGCAATATTTGCATCTGGTTCTAATAGAGATACCCAAGCTAAATTAGTTGGAGTATTACATTCAACATATACTGGTAACGAAGGTGTTGGTTTTCCATCAACAACTTTAGTACAAAATGATGCTAGTATTGGTTCGTTTGTACTTTCTAGTTCAGCAGTAACTTTTAATGTATCTGCATCTATTTTACCAACAGATACTAATGATTTAGCAGATGTATTTGGTGAATCTCCATATGGTTCAAAAACAGCATACGCTTACAAATACTTTGAAAACATTGCACAATTTTACACTGGTTCATCTAATGTAATTGGTAATAAGACAGTTTTAACTGTAGCTCAATTACCAACACAAGAATTCGGTGATGCAAAAGAAGCTGAAACTCCAATTGTTCAATCACAATTAATTAGTGGTGAAAGATATAATCTATTCCAATTTAAAACTATTGGACATGGTACATTATATAATACTAAATTTAAAGTTGGTATTTCTAATGTAAAAGCAGCTGGTGAAGATGGAGCAACTGATTATTCTACATTTACTGTAACAATTCGTTCATATAGTGATACTGATAAGAGAAAGAGTGTTGTTGAAACATTTAACAATGTAAACTTAGACCCTGCTTCTCCAAACTATATCGCTAGAAGAATTGGTGATAGATATTTCACAATTGATTCTAATGGTAAAATTACTGAATATGGTGATTATACTTCAAAATCAAAATATGTAAGAGTTGTAGTTCAGGATTCAAACGCTAATATTTTAGGACCTGGTTCTTATCCAATATCAGCAGCACCATTCGGACACGAAGCATACACTAACCCTGTTTATTTAGGTAGTACTGAAAGTAGAGTACCTGCAGTGGTTTACCAAACTGGTTCAGCAAACAACACATCATCATCTCCTGTATATTATGCTGGTTTTGATTTTGAAACTGCTGGTGTAAAAAATGATAACGCTCAGTACTTAGCACCAATACCTGCATCAGCAGTTGCTGGGGCAAACAAAGCATTCGCATTTGATGGTGAGCAAGGGTTATCATATGTAATGACCGGTTCAGCATCAACTGATATGGTTAAGAGACAATTTATATTAGGATTCCAATTCGGATTTGATGGTACTAACCCAACTGTAAAAATAGCTAAAGCTGGTGATACTGATTGGGGAAATGCAAATCAGCAAGGATTCAATTGCGCAACTTCAACAGCATCTGGTTCGGTAGCATATACAAAAGCAATCAACGCTGTATCTAATCCTGATGAGTATGATATCAATATGGTAGTAACTCCTGGTATTGTAAGACAATTACATCCGGCTATTACTTCTAAAGTAATTGATATGGTTGAAGATAGACAAGATTGTTTCTACATCGCTGATTTCAACGATTATGATGATACAATTACTGAAGCAACTGAGCAAGCAAATTCAGTAGATTCAAACTATGTAGCAACTTACTATCCTTGGGTTAAAACAATTGATAGTAACACAAATAAATTAACAACTGTACCACCATCAGTATTGATGCCGGCTGTATTCGCTTCTAATGATAGATTAGCAGCTGAATGGTTCGCACCTGCTGGTTTAAATAGAGGTGGTATCACTGGAGCAGTTAGTGTATTAAATAGATTAACGCACGCTGAAAGAGATACTCTTTATGAGAACAAAGTAAACCCAATCGCAGCATTTCCTGGACAAGGTATTGTAGCATTCGGACAGAAGACATTGCAAGATAAGGCATCTGCTTTAGATAGAATCAATGTTAGAAGATTACTTATCACTCTTAAGAAGTTCATCGCTTCAACATCTCGTTTCTTAGTGTTCGAACAAAACACATCTACGACTAGAAATAGATTCTTAAATACTGTTAATCCTTATTTAGAGTCTGTACAACAAAGACAAGGTCTTTACACATTCAAAGTTGTAATGGATGAAAGTAACAACACACCTGATGTGATTGATAGAAACATATTAGCAGGACAAATTTTCTTACAACCGGCTAAGACAGCTGAATTCATCGTAATTGATTTCAACATCTTACCAACTGGAGCAAGTTTCACAGCATAATATGAAAATAAACAAAGTAGATATTTATTAATATAATAAAAAGGAATAAAAATGGCAGAAATATTAGAGTTTGATAAGATGTTCTATACGAACTTCGAACCGAAGATGAAAAATAGATATGTGATGGAGATTGAAAATATCCCTTCATATCTTGTAAAGGCAGCAAATAGACCTTCAATTCAATTTGAACCTATTGTAATGGACCACATCAACGTTAAGAGAAAGTTGAAAGGTAAGGGAGATTGGCAAGATGTGACTATCACTTTGTATGACCCAATTGTTCCTTCAGCAGCTCAGGCGGTAATGGACTGGATTCGTTTAGGACATGAATCAATAACTGGTAGAGATGGATACGCTGACTTCTATAAGAAAGATATCACATTCTATCTATTAGGACCTGTTGGTGATAAGATTGAACAATGGACTTTAAAAGGTGCATTTATCTCTCAGGCTAACTTTGGTGACTTAGCATTTGATTCTAATGAACCTGCAACAATAGAATTAACATTAACTTACGATTACGCAATCTTAGAATTCTAATCAAAAGTATATAAAATTAAGGGGATTTCAAAAGAATCCCCTTTTTTGTGCTTTCTATTTTTTTAAAAACTATGTATTTATATATACAAACTTAAAATAACAAAGTTATGAGCGAAAAACAATATGATTTTCCAACGGAGGTATTAGACCTTCCATCTCAAGGTAAAGTATATCCAAAAGATAATCCATTATCATCTGGCAGAATTACTATAAAGTACATGACTGCAAAAGAAGAAGATATTCTATCAAATCAAAATCTTATCAAAAAAGGTATTGTTTTGGATAAATTATTTGAATCTATTATCGTTGATGGTGTAAACCCAAATGATATTATATTGGGTGACAAAAACGCTATTATATTAGCAACAAGATTATTAGGATATGGTCCTGATTATGTATTTAATTTCTATTCTTCTAAATTAGGACAATCAATACAAGCAACGGTTGATTTGGGTAAAGTTAAAACAAAAGAAGTAGACTTTTCAATGTTCAATAATAAAAATGAATTTGAATTTAAATTACCAAGCAACGGAACTAAGATTACATTTAAATTACTTACACACGCAGATGAAACGGCTATTGAAAGAGATATTACCGCATTGGAAAAACTTGGTAAAGATGTATCTGCATCAATCACAACTCGTTTAAGATATATGATTAAATCAGTTGATGGTGATAACGCTATTGGTACTATTAATAAATTTGTTAATGGTATGTTAGCTAGAGATAGTAGAGCATTTAGAGAATATATAAAAACAATATCACCTGATTTGGATATGAAGTTTGAATATACCCACGAAGATGGTGAGGTGGAGGAGGCGCCTATCTCGATGGGGGTAGGGTTTTTTTGGCCTGGCTCCGAATCATAGTATTATGGTCCATACCCAAATATTTGATATGGTTCAATATGGGAATGGATTTACTATAATGGAAATGTATAAAATGCCAACTTATCTTAGAAATTTTTACTATAATAAGTTGGTAGATGCAAAGAAAAAAGAATCAGAAGAAGTTCAGAAAACAAATAAATCATCAAATTCTAAAGTTAGGATACGCCGATAATCATTGGTAATCCTAACTTTTTTATTTATGGGATATTTATAGATGTTAAATTGTATATACTATGAAAAGATATAAAATATCAGAATCAAAATTAAATGAGTTTTGGGGATTATTTGGTAAGAAAAAACCTGAAACTATGCAGCAAATTATTGATGATGACCCAATATTAAAAAAATTAGATGCTGAATTAGCAGATATTAATCAATCATATGTTCCTAGACTTAGACAAATGAAAAAAGAAGACCCAAGATTGTTTAAAAAAATGCAAGATATGGGGATTATAGGAAAAGATTTTAAGTAATACTATAAATGGCAATAAAACCACTTACACCAGCTGAACAATCAGAATTAAATCGTTTGTTAGAAGAAAACGCTCAGATATCTGAACGTATTCGTATTATAAACGAAAAAATTGCTACTGCCGTAGGTTCTGAAAAACAGCAGTTGGAAGATATGATGGAGCAGGAAAAAATAAGATTAAAGCTCCAAAAAGAATCTGCAATTCAATATCAAAAAAGAAAGGAATATTTAGATTACGAAGAAGATGCATTGGAATCAATTGCATCGTTAAGTAAGGCCACTAAAAAAATTATAGATGGTAAGTTTACTACTGAAAGTTCATTAGCTTCTGTTACTCAACGAGTAATTAAAATGAAGCAAGCTGAGGTAAACTTGGATGGCGCTGCTTTAGAAAAATCAATAGCAAGGAGAGAAACATTAGAAGGGTTGCAAAAAGCTGTAATCGAACAAGCACAATCATTAGCACATCACAGCGGAGAGCATATTGCTCATGAGGAAAAAATAGAACAATTTGAGAGAAGTATATCTCATTTAACTACAAAACAAAAAGAAGAAGCTAGGCAATTATATAAAATAAAAGAGGCTTTAGAGAAAAAAGAAGAAAGAATTGCTGAATTGCATGAACAACAACATCAATTAATGCATCATTTGCCGGGGTTTATGAGTGAAGCTTTGGATTTTTCTAAAGGATTAATTAAAGCTATTACAAAATTAGGACCTTTGGCATTAGTATTTGCTGCAGCTGGGGCAGCATTACATTCGTTTATTGCATTAGACCAAGCTGCAGAAGATTTTAGAAAAGAAACTGGATTAACACTATCACAAACAAAAGAACTAGCACATCAAGCGCATCATATTGAGATGTATTATAGAGATGCTGGTATTGAGTTGAAGGATGTGTTTGATACAATGTCAGCATTAAAAACATCATTTAGTGATGTAGCACAATTTTCGGAAGAAACTGTAGCTGCATTAACTTTAATGAAAACCAATTTTGGTGTTACCGCTGAACACGCAGCTAATGTACAAAGTATATTTGAAAGTGTGGGTGGATTGAGTTCCGATACAGCTGCAAATGTTCAATTGCAAGTTGCTAATATGGCTAAGATGTCTGGAATAGCTCCTGATAAAATATTTAAAGATATTGCAGAAAATGCGGAAGCAGCATCAACATTTTTTAAAGGTGATTTGAATGCATTAACAAAAAATGCAGTACAAGCACAAAGAATGGGTACTTCTTTAAAACAACAAGTATCTTTAGCAGAAAAATTATTAGATTTTGAAAATGGTATAGAGGAAGAATTGGTAGCAGCAACATTTGTTGGGGGTGAATTTAATTTAAGTAGAGCAAGAGCATTGGCAATGGAAGGTAAACTTGCTGAAGCTAATGCAGAAACGTTATCACAATTACAAAGAAGTGGTGACTTCCGTAAAAAAGATTACTTCACACAACAACAATTAGCTAAAGCAGCTGGTATGAGTGTGGAAGAAATTAATAAGCAATTAAACGCACAAGAAAAATTAAACTCATTATCAGCTGAAGACCAAAAAATGGCACAAGAAGCTATTGATAAAGGATTAGATATAACTAATATAGATAAAGAACAATTAGGACTTGAAGTAAAGAAATTTGCAGCACAGCAAGAACAGCAAGGGCAATTGACTAGAATGCAAAACGCATTTATGGGTATTGTTGCTACTGTTGGTGGCGTACTATCTCCACTATTAGAAGGGGTAGCAAGTATAATGAATTTAATACTATTACCAATAAACGCAGCTGTTGAGGGATTGGCAAAAATGGCAGGATTCTTAAAAGAAAATTTGGATATAGCTGGTGTATTTTTAGGAGTATTAGGTGCAATATACGCACAGAAAATAGCAACTGTTGTTGTATCTCAATATGAAAATGCTATTATGATAGCTAAGCTGGCACTTACAAATAGGGCAGCATTAGCAGAGAAAAAAGGATTATTAGCTGGTGTAGCTAAAATGGCTATAAGTGCATATAACTCAATTGCAGCATTCATCCCTGTTATAGGTCCAATTTTAGGTGCGGTGGCAGCTGCTGGTGCATTGGCGTATGGATATAGTTTGGTTAGTAAAGCTGGAGACGTAATGTCACCTGCTGATGGTAAAACTAGAGTATCAACAAAAGAAGGTGGTTTATTTGAATTATCGCCAAACGATGATTTAGTAGCAGCACCTGGAGCAGCAAAAGCGATGCAAGGAGCAGCGGCTGGCGGAGGTACACCTCAAATTAATTTAGCAATTTTATCTGCACCATTAAATGCTATGATAGCTGAAATAAAAGGATTAAGAGCAGATATGGCTGCTGGTAAAATATCGGTACATATGGATGGAGCAAAAGTTACAGCAGGAGTATCAAATCAGGTTAATAAGAGTACACGAAATAACTTTGCAATAGCATAAAATATAAGTAAATGCCAACAATAGAAGAATTATTTAAAAGTAAAAAATTAGTTAGTGGGCAAACTGCTGAACAACAATATGATATTCGTAATACTGCTGATTTACGAAGAAATCCATATAATGTTTTAATGACTCCATCTTTTAGAATTGCTGAAATTGGTAGAAGAAATTTATCAATCCGAACAAGAGAAAGAAGATTAGAAGAAGAAGTAACTGGACTAAGAATATTAGCAACAACAACAAGCCCTTTTATATACGGAACTGATATAATTAAATTCACTACAAAAAGTAGAGGGATTGTGGATGATATGAAAAGTGGAGCTAAGGGTGTTAGTAATGGTGGTATATTAAGTACATTTTTAAATAAAGCAGAGAATTTAGGTAACAATATATTATCAAAATTAGGAGTTAAATTACCTGAACAATTAATACCAAGCCGTATTGCTCTTAATAAAGATTTTGGAACAATAGGTCCATTAGGTCCTGGTGCAAAGCCGGGCGGAGAGTATGCAACTATGATTAGATTACAAAAAATAAAATCAGCTGGTGCAGGAAATTTTTTAGGTAAAGTATTAGCCAATAACTTACAAGGAAGACCAAATGAAAATCAATTGATTGGTTCAGCTTTAGAAATTGGAAAAAAGGCGTTAAACAAATTATTATTGGGGTCACCATCGCAAGCAGCACAACTTAAAGCTAAATTGAGTGATACTGGTGAGACTGCAGGATACGCTAGTAATTATCCATATTCAAAAACTGTATTACCTTGGGTTGATGCGAGTACGATAGAAATTAGAGATGATTTATCTTCAAAGTATGTAACATTTCCACAAAAAGAAATAGGTCCAGATGTTGAATGGGGTAAATATATTAGACCAAATGTAATAAAAACACCAAAAACAAAATTTAGTAGAAATGAAATACAACGTAATAATAGTATTGAAAGAGTCAGAGCGATGTTTACAACATCAGATTACTTAAATAAACAGGTTTCATATCCATCAGCAACTGGGTTAAAAAATGATTTAATCAAAGATGCGGAAAAGCAATTAGATGATTATGATTTTGTAACTTTAAAATTTTGGTCTGTTGTTAAAAAAGCAGCTGTAAATTTTAGAGCAACTATAAGTGGATTATCTGAAACATTAACTCCTTCTTGGGATACTAACAAATTTATTGGAAATCCATTT